CAGACCCACCATCGGGTAAATGCCCTTTACAGACGCCAACTTGTCGCCTGTGCTCACAGTCAAATCAACCAAGCTGGTGGCATCATCTAGGTTTTTTCCGCTGATATATGAGCTTCCATCATATACGCAAGCATCGTACGCGCCATAGTACCTATGCGATACTTCCACACCGTCCACAATAAAAGCTGGATGCAAGCTAAAGCCAGACAAAGGCAGATATGAGATTTGCCATGTGGTCTGCGTTCCAACTCTTGTCACTCGATAATAGAAAGCAGGTATTTCAACCATTACCTGACCGTCTGCCCCAGTCAAATCCGATGCACCGCCAGATTCTTTATCGTCCCAATCGGTAGCGCTTAGGTAATAATTAACCGTTCCATTGTCCAGCAGGGTGCATCCCTTGATATTGGCGTAAAGATTATCCAGCACCGCCTGTGGAACGCTTCCAGTTCCAGCAGGTGATGTTGTGTCGCTGTCATAGGTAAACGATGCAGACAACTCGGTTCGATCTGCAAGTTCATCAATAGCATTTTGAACGGTTGTGGCAGCCAGCCCTGACGTTGCGTTGTCATAAGATAATGTAGCATCAATAGAACCACCAGTAATGGATACGCTATCAGCGTCTTGGCTGGCAATCGTGCCAGCATCCGAGATAGTGGATAGCGTTTGGGTTCCGGTATGGTTAGCACGCTGGGTAGCGTCTACGTTTGGCACGTCACCGAGTCCCACGTCGTCTTTGGTGGTCGCCTTCGCCCGTAGGTTTACCGCTTGCATCTTTTTATCGATGCCGGTATCGGACTCACGGATTAACAGTAAGTCGCCGTCCGAGGTTGTAGTCAGTTCCGTTAATTGGTTTATTTGTGTCGTCATGAGTAACTCTCTACCGCTTGGATTGTGAATGAATGTAATCTATTTGGCTGTAACTTCCAACCGCCGACCGGATCCAATAGCCTAAAAGTAGCCGTGGGTTGCGCTATGTTCACCGGTTCGCTATCCGGCGGTGATTGCCTAAAGCTAGGCTCGAAGGCCACCTCAACGATCCCGCTTGCATTAGAGAACGCATTAGCAACCACCATCTTTAGCTCGCCATTAACGCTAAAATACTCGCCCGCCTTGAATACAAGCTCGGACGGATCGGCTCCATATAGCCTAACCTGAGTCCCTAGCTGTCCGGCTCCATCGACGAATAACTCGCCACCACCTGTAAAGCCCGGCTCGATCTCCAACAATGTCCCATCGTCTAACTCTAAGTTAGTGCCATTGCTTAAAAGCAAAGGCCTAGCCGGAGCGATTCTCGATTGGCTGTAGGCTGTCCCACGATAGCCGGGCGGAGTCGCTTGGAAAGTCTTAGACCGATCCGATAACTCGGCCAGCGTTGCCCGCCATTGTTTAGCGTCTGCGTTTGATCTAGGCAGTATCGGGATATTAAACGACCAAAAAGCCGGCCGGTTCTGGATCGCTACCTCTGTCCCGCTAAACATCTGGATCATTTGATCTTGCCGGTTTAGCCCGAATTGCTGGCCGCGTGCGACTATGCTAGGTAGTGATACCATAACTCTCCACCGCATCTATTGTCATATTTACTATTCTATTGGGCTGGAGATTATAAACAAACTCCGGCCGGCTTAATCTAAACAAAGTCCCCGGGTTTACTATGTTGATAACGTCTGTACTTGTAGGCGCTACCCGGATAGGCGGAGTAAATTGGACGGTAGCATGGCCGGTCGAATCACTTTCCGAGTCTGCGGTCACGATCTTTAGCTCGGTATGGTCCGGGTCAATAAGCGCCAGATAATCGCCACGCTGTAAAAACGTCTCGTGGGCTACTAGATTGGTAACGTCGATGCTGGATCCGGTCTGGTTCGCACCGTCTAACAATGGCTGGCCGTTAAAACTAGTCCCAGTGGTCCACGTGTTTCCGTCTCTATACTTTTTGACGTACTCGGGCGGGTCAAAGCCCGGCGGTGTTGCTGGGAATACTGTCCCCATCTTTACCAGCCGGCAAAGAGCGCCCATCCACTCTTGAGCCTCCTCGTAAGTCTGAGCAACCAATGGAAAAGAGTAATGCCATAATTGCACGCCCTGAGGCGCTACAACCTCGCCACCGGTGCTTAATGTCTCGACTAAAACTAGCGCCCCTAGACTTGATCTGTGGAATATCTACGATCATGCGAACGATGGACGGGTTAGGCTGTTCATGGTGCGACCCATAGCAGCTTGGATAATCTGCGGAGCCATGTCACGCTCGATCATTGTCCGGATGCGACCCTCTGCCCCCGGATCCTCGGCGTTAATGTTCACGCTTAGGTTCATCCCACCGCCACCGCCTAGCTTGTTATTGGGTACGACATAGCTAGACTTGCTGGGGACAATCATCTCTGGACCTTTCTCGCCCACTAAGTACGGTTGCCGCCCCATCATGGGGCCACCGGTAGCGTTGCCTTTCAATCCACCCAATGCCGCCGTAGCAACTTTTGCGATCGTTCCCTCGCCTTGTGAGAGCGCTGTAAAGAAAGACGTTAAGACCTCGCGGGCGATAATCTGAGCGACCATCTGGTTAAGCATCTGCACGAATGATCTGAGCATACCTTTTAGCCCATCCTTGAAAGGGTTAATCAGGAAGTTAGCGAAGGCGTCTTGCATATTCCTAGCGGCTTGGACCCCAAACTCCTCTAAATTGCTTAGGGTTTTATCCATTGGCTCTTCAATGCCTTCTGCCGCTTCATTGCCCGCACCCTGAAAGTTAGCAACAAACTCGGCTCGCCATTCCCTAACGCGCTCTAAGAATTTATCTAAAATCTCAGTAGGCATAGAGCCGCCTAACAATTCATCTGCTTTAATGCTCATGTCCATTGCTTGACGCTCAAAAGAATTGGCCATTTCCTCAAGCGCTGGCACGATCCCATCGATTCGATCTTGGAATCTATCTATTCCATCTGTAGGGATATTAACTCCGGGGACTTTATTGGCAATCTCAATAAGCGACTTAATTCCGTCCATTGCCATTGAGATAGTTCCAGTCAATGCACCGGTTATCATGTTTTGAACGCGGATAATGGTTGCTCCCACATTCAGAACTACAGATCCAAACAAGTAATAGGCAATTCGCATCCCTTGAATTAAATCACCAATTTTAGCGAACATTGTAGCAATAGACACCAATGCCGGCTCAATAGTTGAGCGAAAGCCTTGACCCTGCCGACCTGCCTCGATTAACCCCTCGGAGATTAGCTTTAATGGTCCAGCTACAACGAAAGCCAACTCATTTTTAACGATCTCCATTGTCCGACCGATGCGACTAAAAGCATCGTTAGCAACCTCAACTTGCGCGGCGTCAATCTCGGAGACCGATATACCATAATCGTCTACCTCTTGGCGAGCATCACGAATAGCTTGCCCGCCCTGTATCATCAATAGGGCCAATTGACGGTTTCTAATACCTAGCTGGCCGAGTTCGTCTTGAGCTTGTGCAGCACTAAAGCCCATTTCCAACATGCGATCGGCCATAGTTGCTAGACGTTCGTCTACATCCATCGCGACAAGTTCGCCAGCATCCAAGCCCAATCGCTCAATGGCTTTAGCGGAAGCACTGCCACCACGAGCCGCCTCAGCCAATCTAGCGTTCATCATCTGCATAGACTTGCCGAGAGCGCCCGCATCGATGCCGGCATCACTAGCGGCAATCTGAAGCCCTCTAAGGCCGTCTATAGTCCCGCCAATAGATCGGGCTAGTTTGGCCTGAGAATCGACCGTGCGAAGCCCTGAGACGGTTAGAGCGGTAAGCGTGCCCACGGCGGCGGTTGCCGATGCTGCAATACCCTTAAAGGCAAGCAATCCGACCGCCCGAAACTTAGCCAAGCGATCGGAGGTAAGCCCAATCGATTTTTGGGCGCTACCCATTGCCTTACGTAGTCCGGACGAATCCCCGCCAATTTTGGCAAATAGCTCATAGTTACTCATAGCAGGTTATAACACTCCTCTAGCGCTTCATCATCCAGACCACTGTCCGTGCGTGCAATATCAAACAACCACCACCACTCCTCGGCATCCATCGCCCAAAACTCGGACGGCTGGACGTGCCACTGAGTCACTGCGACCCCGTAGCATGATTTAACAAACTCCAACCAGCTTACCGCTTTTTTGAGCCGTCACTCTTTACCGATCTAGCAGGTCCACCGGAGACAATAGAGCCAATAAGTAGAGCCGCCTTTTCTAGTGCGTGTTCGATACCAGCGTCCATTACTTCATCACCTACATCATCACGGCTTAGGCTACATCCGGCCGCCTTGCATCCGATATAGATAATGTCGATCACAGACTCCAACGACCACGGGATCTCGCCATTGCCGGCATCAATAGCCATCTTGAGCGGATCGCCGACCTTTTGCCCAATCTCCCGGGCTACCTTATAGCTTGCCGGCATTTCATACGAAACACCGGCTAACTCCATTTCTACAGTCTTAGCCATAACTTAAGCCGACGTCACTGACCACTCACCGCTAGACTGGAAAGTCGCGGAGAATGTGATCGCATCGTTATAAGCGCCGGTCTCTTCGTATGACGCTAAGAAAACGTCACCACTGATAGTACCGCTCGGATGCTCGATCGTTACGTCTGTAAGTAGCTTGGTGGATGAGCTTAGAGCTTCGTCAAAGAGTGTATCGTCTTTGCTAACGCCGTCTACGCTTAACTCGAAAGATGACTCACCAACTGCACCCAACAAGGTCCGGAAGCCGTCCTCGTCGTCTGTGGTAATGTCTACGGGTTCATGGTTGATAGATAGGGACTTGGTGCGGACTCCAGCCAATGCTGTATTGCCTTTTTTGACCAAGTAACTCCGTCCGATTGCTGCTGTCATTTTATACGTCCTCTGTTACTATGCGAAAGATTGAAACGCCGTGGCGTGTTATGCCGTCTGCGTCCATGAAACTATCTGCCGATTGGAACAAGACCATAACGGTATGGTATCCAGTTACCGTTAGATCATGCAAGTGCAAGGCATCATAGATCGCTTTCTGGATCTGTTTAACCTCACGTCTGCCTCTGTACCTAGACCACACGTGGATCGTGCAGTCGGTATCAAATCCTATACTTGTATCTGTATCAAACTCGGTCGAGCTGTCATCCCCATGTCCCCAGCGTCTACCGCTTGGGGTACGGCATCATATACCGGGACTGATAACTCGCTAACAAGCCGAGAGTAAATCGCTGTCTGTAAATTAACCACGCTGGACTCCCGTAGTCATAAAGTCTTTTAGCCGAGACTTTCGCCCGCCCAATGCTTTTAGCATCCTCTTTTCAAACTCTTTGCCCGCCTTTGTAAGCGCTGGCCGTAAAAAGGGGCGCTCGCCAATTTTTCTAGTTCCAAATTCTAGCCATTTGGAGTAATCAACCCGAGAACCTACGATCCACTCGTTATCGCCTGATTGCTCTTGGGTAATGCTAGAGACCAATCGCCCGGTATCAGTAGCCGGCGCTTCACCTTTAGCCGATGCTTGGTGTGTCGCTGAAAGATTTTGACCAGCTCTAGGGGCTATGGGTATTGCTTGGCCGTTCATTGTTACAAACGTGTGCGTATAGACGTTACCGGTTTTAGATCCTCGCTGTATCGAATCCCGGGCAATTTTTCCAGTATTGATCGCCGCTAACTTAATTTGTTTTTCCAACTCTTTCTCGACGTTTTTGCTCATTTTATCTAGAGCGCCTTTGGTCGATAAAATGCCAGTTAGTTCGGTTTTCAAACTGCCACCCCTCTTTCCATATCCAATAATAGCCATTTATCTTTGCCTTCGATATTGGATACTGAGCGGATATTATGCGCTTTGCCTTTGTAGATCACTCGATCGGTCTCGTTCACGCTGTTACGATAGCGGATGGTCGCACGTATTACCTGCGAGGCATCTAGCCTATCTGCGATCAATGACTCATTGCCGGGCCTGGTCTCCACAAACGCCTTTACTGTCGCATAGGTAGCCCACTCGGTAGAGAAACCGCCCATGCCGTCACTGGTTCTAGTCTTGCTTTGTAGCTGGATTGTATGCCGTAGCTTGCCACGGTACATATCGCAACACTTCACCACTCCACCCTATACGATCTTAAGACCGCCTCAGCGCCGGATTTTTTCATGGCATCGGTAACATCACAAGCGCCGGCGTGTTCGTACAGATAGCCCGCCAGCATTTTAATTCCAGTGCGTACAGTAGCCGGGACCTTAGTGGAGCCGGCAGTATAGGTAATGACTAGCTGATCTCCAAACTCTTGGGGATATACACGCCCGGGCCGGCTTTCCAGATCCTCTAAATAAGGGACCGCTTCACCGTCTACCTCTACGCTATCCACGCTAATCAATGCGGTATATGGTAACTGTACCCATCCCCATTCCCGTACTGGGAATCGCTTGTAGTCTACAGTTAATGGTGTTCTACGTAGATTTTCTGTGTACTTCCATTGCCTCGGCAATAGATCGACATTGAGATAAGAGATCACGGCGTCGGTCGCAACCGATAGCATATCCTCTAGCATTGCGTCCGAGTCTACGTCCAGAAAGGATTGCAACTCTTGGACGGCTACCGGAGTGACTGTATCAGTTAGCGGCTTTGCTTGCACGTTTCTTCCTCGTCTTTTTAACCTCTGGTTCTACGACCTTGCGGACCTCTGGCTCTTGTGCAGATCGAGCGGGTTTTATCGGGTCGCCTATAATGCCGTTGGCCTGTAACTGCCGAACGACATCCCCATGCAATTCTACAACCTCGCCCTTTTTGCCTCGGGTCGAGTTTTTAAGTATTTCGTAAAGTGCCATGTTATCGCTTTCCTTGTGAGCGTATGAGTTCCATATTCTAGCAAATCGCCTGTATTTAATTTGAAACGCATCCATCCAAGGCTTTTGTTTATTGTTCGGCGTCTGCAATATCAGCGGATTATCAGTCGGCTTTAGCATCCGCGTTTTGTAAATCCCGTGACTGCGATCCCAAATCGCTTCACCGTCTAAACAGTACGACATCCACGCCTGATCGGATCCAATCAGACCCGCCGATTTTGTAATCTTGGGAGACTCGATCGGATCGAAGTTATCCCATACATGGGTGCGAGTGCCAGTTCGCAACATCCATAATCCACCAGCATATTTCAGCCAGTTGCTATCAGGATCGCACCACATGACACAATCCTCGTCACGATTGAAAAACTCGGTGACGTTCCCGCAAATCACCATGTCTATATCCATGCAGACAATTTGGCCTGGGAACACCTCCGCAGCCTCGGCGCTAAACAACCACAGGCGGCGGTAGCATGATGGATACAGGTCGCCGTTAGGAGCTGGTATATCCACCATGTCAGGCAAAGGCATAGACTCCACTTGGTCTATTAAGCCTTTCGTGTCATCAGTCATGCAGACAAACCGAAACGGCTTGTCGTAGTTTGCATCGAGCATCCGATAAAGCGTGTTTACATAGGCTGCCTTAAATTGCCTATTCTTGTCTTTGCTTTTCCACTTGAAGCAGATAAAAGTCAGCATAAGAAAGGGGAGAGGCTAATCCTCTCCCCATCCATCTTACGTAGTAGCAACGGCGAACGAGCCTTTGGCGTATGCCTTAGGACGCTCGATACCGAAGCCGTAACGCTCCTCTGCCAGAATAGCAACGCCATTCTTGACAAAGTAGTCGCTGTGTGACTCAGAAACACGAATATCCATCTGCTCACGATCGTAGATGGTGGATCCGCTATTCCAGTCGCCGAGGATAAACTCGCCCTCAGTAACCGCATTAGATACGATAACTGGGACTCTCCACAAGCGAGGCTCGCCGCCTGTTGGGACATTTACCCAAATGTACTGGCCATCTGAACCTTTGGCAGTTTCGAGAGTCTCGAAGTCTACGGGGTTAAGTACAACACCGTTTACATCGTAAAACTCGTTTTTCTGGCACTCAGTAACGGCAGCTCGGATATGGTCAAGCATAGCGCCCGCCAACTGAGCCGAAGTAGTGCCGGAAGCGATCCCGCCAATGTCTGAGACGTCAGAATCTACCATCAAGCCGGTTAGGTTCTGGTTAGTGCCATCACCGTACAACAACTGGGCGTCAGACTCCAACAACAAACCACGCATCAAGCGATTATTGATCAAGCCTTGCAACAAGCCGGCATCGGTCAATACTTGACGTGAGGCAGGTACAAAGTGAGCCATAGTGCGTACGGGTACAGTCAGCAACTCATAGGTGATATTTGACTGAGCCTTAGCCTGAAACTCACCAGCGCCAATAGCGGTGCTTGGAGCGTCGGGAGCCTGTGGAGCCGCGTTGTTAGTAAATACGTTCTCACGCATAACCTCAACCGCATTAGAAGCCGTTGGGATCGTTGGGATCAGGTCACGGATGAAAACTGGACGCTGAGGAGGAACGATCACGTCTGGACGGCGATCGGGGCGAACCAATGCACCGGCACTAGCAGCCAAGCCTGAAATAGTCTTGTTCACACGGTAAGCGGAGCCAGTAGCCCGGCCTTTCTCGGCCATTTCAGCGAATACGTCCGAACAGATAAACTCCTCACCCAAAGACTTAGCAGACTCGTGGCCAGCCATAATCTTTTGACGATCAAGCTCCATCTTTTCCAAGCGCTCATTTACGCCGTCAAAGTCGGCTTTTATTTGGTCAAGGCGTGCTGTTGCTTCGGTTAATTGCTTTGCGGTTTGCTCGGTAACTTCGCCGTATTGCTTTACTTCGGCGTCCCTAGCTTCCACGTTCGATTTGATCTCGCTCATTGCCTCATGCAAAGAGCTTTTGAGTTCTTGAATTTCCATTAGATTAGTCCTTTCAGTTCGTTAATTAAGTCCATCAGTTCTTTAGCGTCTTGCTCTGCATCCCGCAGACCTTTAACGCCGTTTGCAACGATTGACTTGGCAATCGTCCGGCTGACCCCTGCCTCTCGCAGGACTCGCTCGATCTCACGCTCGCTCACCTCTTTAACCGACTGCACGACGGCTTGCTCATTGGCTGGGAAGGTGACCAAGCTAAACTCCATCAGACGGCCTTTGTTAATCATGCGCTTGCCGTCCTCATCATAATCATACCCGTCTTTAGGGATCATAAACCCAACGCTCATAGAATCGATTACGCCATCACGCAATAACTCCATAGCCTCATTGCCCCGCTCGGTTTTGCTGATCTTACCTTTGACGAATAAGCCCTTATCGTCCTCTCGCATTTCGACCGGTAAGCCAATAGGCTCGCTGGACTTGTGTTGCCAAAGGATCTTAATCTTGTTCCGTGGGAAGTCATTGGCCAAAGACTCGGCGAAAGCGCCCATCTGGATAATGTCCCCGTCACTGTCTACATTGCCATAGGCGGCGGCATATCCCGTAAAGGTACGCTCCTCGACCTCGACATCTTTTAACTCGAAACTCTTGATTTCCATGATTACTCCACAAAGTTTAGAACGCATCTACAGTTAATAATATTTTCAGCGCTACCGTTAGGATCGCCGGGGAACTCTAACTCCTCACCACCCACGTTGAACATTTCCTTAGGCCCGACTATCTGGCCGTTGGCGTCGGAGTGGTCTATCCGAGTCCGTTCATCGGCAGCCGATACCCACTCTTTACGCAACTCTAGCCCTGTATCCTCTATGGCCGTCACCTGTGCCCACATAGCGGCGCTATGGGTTTCGGTACGGGCAATCACCAAAGATCGCACACCGGCTATTACAGGCGCTCTTGAGCGAATGTTAGACGCTATTGCTGCCGTACCCAAGCCTTCCTCGATCCCAGCGTTGATCGATTGCCGGATCTGGTCCTCGGTAGTTTCGGTGATTTGAGTTACTTTGGTAGCCCCAACCGTTGTAATGAAAGCCTGTATCAGCCGGTTAAAGTTCTCGAAGTCTTTGGTTACCATGCCAGCGCCCCGAGCCTTTTCGTAGATCGGCTGGGCGAATTCCTCCCCTGCGATCTCGTAGGTTCTGCGGATCAACTGAGTAGCGTTTTCTTTGTGCTTACCCATTGCCAGCATAATTCCGCCGGAGTTACTAAACTCTCTAGCACCCGCCCTCATTGCTCGGGCTATTTCGATCTGCCAAGTCTTAGCCAATCTAGCCTCTAGGCGGTCAAGTAGTGCCCTTTGCCTTGCTGGAGTCATTTACCGTATGCGATCCGCTTTAGTGTGTCTGGATCCGTGTCCGATAACTCGATCGGCTCTAGGTCGGATGGGATAAGACCGGCTGGGAGATAACCAGTATCCCCGCCCTCGATCTCTCCGATCTCAAGCTCTAGCACCTCGTTAATCCGGTTAAACGGTACGCCCAATCTAAATAAGCGCTCGGCCGCCTCTAGTTTTTGCCCGTAATCCTCACGCAACGCCTCGACATTGGATAAGTCGTAGTCTAAATATAGGCCAAACTCATCGGCCAATTGGCTGTTTAACTGCGAGCGTATCTTTCTAAGTAGCGGGACAATGGTATCCATCCAGAAAATCTTCCGGCTGGTTTCTACGTTCGCCAATGTCGCATTTTCTAAAACGCCGATCATTGGGAGCGGTACGCCCATAGCCGAGGCGATTTCTTCCCATACCTTAGTCCGAGAGTTCACAAAGTCCATCTCGACGGCCGTTTGGTTCATCGGCTTAATGTCTCGGGTAGACAATAGCGGAGACCGAGCGTTATCAGGTCCAGCGTTGCGCTCTCGGTGCAATTCTTTTAACCGCTCCACTTGCTCGGGCGTTGTGGTCGGGTCGATAATGATCGCATAGTCCGATACGCCTCGATTATGTAGGCTCGAATACTGCCAGTTTCCCGCTTCCCTATCTACGTCCACCGCTCGGCCGGCTGCCTGAATGGTAGGCAAGCCGAATAGAAAGTCGTTCGGATTTGCGGTTTTAACGTGGCACATATCTTCGGAGTTAATGTCACGAATCGTACCCCGGTAGTCGTAGCGGTACTTTTCGACCAATTGCTCACGTCCGGGGACGATCTTAATGGCTTGCGGGAGTAGCGTCCATAGCTCCCGTGGTAGCCCCTCATTGCCAGCTCGTAAGATTGACCAATAAGAGTTACCAGCCAAATCCAGATGGTAGGTTAATTGCTCCATCATTTCAGACCATGCGAACGAGTTATTAGGACGCTCTAGCAGTCTGTGTAGCGGAGTGTTTTCCGCCTCTTCATATTCGTTACCTACTCGGCGCTTAACCACCCACGGCACTTGGGCGACGGCATCGGCTCGCAATCGGCAACACGCGTAAAAGATCGAGGATGCTTTTAGCCCCTCTTCGATCGCTGTCTCAGTGTCCCACTTTTGCCACTGTGGGAAGCCCCGATTAAATGTAAACAAGACCTCGGGTAGTGAGACAGATTTAGTCTCTACTGGTCGCTTAAACTTGTCGAAAATGCCCATTTATGATCCCGTATTAAGTTCTAGGACGTTGGCCAGTATGCCGACGATTTCATCTATCGCACCTTGTACCGTGGTAGCAGTTAGCCCGCTAGTCGTATTGTCGTAGGCTATATCGGTCGCCGGGTCGCCTGATTGTAACGCACTGTCCGCTAAATCTAAACTGGCCAGCGACGCCGCTGTTAGCGATAATGTGCGGTTGGCTGTAAGATCGCCACCGCCCTCGATCCCGTTAGTGCCCGTTACTGTAACGGTTTCATCGGCTTTATCATCCAGCGCCGACTGTGTAGCGGTGCTGATCGGCTTGTCTAAATCGCTTGTATTGTCTACGTTACCGAGTCCGACATCAGACGAGCTAAGAGTTACATCCCCAGTCTTACTCGCAACGGATTGCACCGGAGCGCCAGCTGAGTCAATGTAATTGGCGTCATTTGTTAATTCTGATACATTATCGCCAGATTGGAGAGCTGTATCAGCCAAACCTAAACTAGCAATACTGGCAGCGTCAAGGTCAATCGTGCGGTTAGCTGTGAGATCTCCACCACCGTCTAAGCCTGTTCCACCCGTGATCGTGATGGTTTCGTCTGCTTTATCATCTAGCGCGGACTGTGTAGCGGTTGAGATTGGCTTATCGGCGTCCGAGGTATTGTCTACATT